ACAAGCTGAAAAGAATATTGCTAAACAGAAACTTGCTGGCATTGCACGTTGCGGTGGCCTGGGTGCTATCGTAGAGGAAGTTGGCTCCGCTGGTAAGGTTGGCGAGACTATATCCTTCCGTGAAGGTGGCAAGACTAAGTATCTTCAGACAGAAAAGGAAATCGTAAACTGTATTAACAATATGGGTGTAGACTCCAGCAACCAGTTTATTCAGATGCTGAGAGTTCCTGCCTCTATCGCACGTGCAGCATTCACAGTCAAGAACCTCTCCTTTGCAGCACGTAACGTATTCCGTGACGCAGCAGACGCAATGCTCTATTCCAAGTACGGTTTTAATCCTGTTAAGGACTTTGTGGGTGGTTTCATGCACGCAGTTCGCCAGGACGAGATGTTTTATGAGTGGCTTGCCTCTGGCGCAGCTATGTCTGGTAGACTCACACTTGACCGTGATTACACCCAGGGTACCCTGGATGTAATGACCAAGACCTTCGGTGAACGTGACCCCTGGAATAAGCTGATGCACATCATTAACAAGGTCAACGACTGGTCAGAGCAGGGTACACGTATTGGTGTATACAAGCGAAACAAAAAGGGTGCATTGGATAACGGTGCTACTCTTAATGAGGCTATTGCTGAGGCTGCTTATCAGTCCAGAGACCTGATGGACTTTGCACGTGGTGGCAAGGCTGGTCGTGCAGCTAACCAGTTGATTATCTTTGCGAACGCTGGCCTCCAGGGTTGGGATAAGTTCTTCAGAACCTTCGACCCCAAGGACAAGAAAGCATTCGCACGTGCTGGCGCTAAACTGATGCTGACTGGTATGCTGCCTGCCCTGATGTTGGCACTGACCTATAGTGATGACGATTGGTGGAAGGAACTTCCTGAGTGGCAGAAACAAGGCCATTGGTGCATCAAGATGGGTGATACCATTCTGAGGGTTCCAAAGGCTGCCGATATTGGTGTGCGGTTCTTCAGTAATCTCATTGAGAATATGGTGGCACATTCCAGATATGGCAAGGAGATTAAAGCTAACAATATCCTCAAGCCGATGTATGATAACCTTCCTGATTGGCAGTTGACCGCAACGGCACCTATCATCGAGGCCATGGCAAACTACTCCTTCTTTACTGAACGTCCTATCGTGCCGAGAAGGGAAGAGAAGTTGCCTGCCAAGCTGCAGTATGGTGAGCAGTCGTCTGGCCTGGCTAAATATCTGGGTGAAAAGCTGGATATTTCGCCTCGCAAGATTGACCACGTGCTGTATGGATACACTGGCAACCTGGGCAAAGGAGTGATTGACACCTTGGATACTATGGCTGGTAAGCGTAAAGCATTTGACTTCACCAAGGAGAATGCTCCTCTGATTAGCGGACTCCTGACAGTTCCCTATAAATCTCCGCAGACTGTGGAAGATTATTACAAGGAACTGGATAAGCAATCTAAGTATAAGGCTGAATGGCAGGCTACCAGGAATAAGCCGGACGGATTCAATCCTCAGTTGCTTAAACGTCTAGAGCTGGCACAGAAACCGCTTAAATCTTTGGCAGCCAAAGAGCGCAGTATCATCATGGATGCTAACCTCACGGCAACCCAGAAGAAGGATAAGCAGATTGAGATTCAGAAAAAGAGAATAGAAATCATGAAACGTGCAATGAACCGTTGATTGCTTATCTTGAGAGGCAGACTGTAAAAGGTCTGCCTCTTTTTTTTATTTACATTTTTACGTACGAATAAATGTAAAATCTTACACTTTTCCCCACGAATAATTGTTATTCACACTTTTATCCCCACTTTGTGTACCATTTCTCACACTTTTATATACACTCTCTACCACTTTGGCTAGTGTATGATATAGCCAGAGGTGATAGATATGGATATTTTCCAGATGATTAGCGGAGTTAAGACTGGTACTCTGGATGCCAAGGCTGAAGTTCTGAAGATGATTAGTGGAATGAACCCAGCACAACGCAAGCGGATCAGCAGCATCATTCCCCAGGTTGAGCAGGTAGCCAGACAAGCAGGCATTGACGTGGGGAACTTTAAGGACGAAGTGAGCGCACACTTAATATAATTATGAAAGGAAAGTGATTCTTATGGAAAACGGCATGGGAGACATCATCGCAAGCCTTGTGCGTAACACAGGGGATAACAATGGTTTCGGCTGTAATGGTGGAGGCATCTGGGTAATCCTCCTGTTTTTTCTGCTCTGTGGTGGAAATTATGGCTGGGGTGGCAATCGTTTTGGGAACTACGCTACCCAGCAGGATGTAAGCATGGGCTTCGCCACACAGGATTTGAACAACGCTGTCCGTGGTAATGGTGCTGCCATTAACCAGCTTGGTGTTCAGAGCATGGGGCAGGCCAACAACATTCAGCAGGCCATCAACCAGCTTGGTGACTGGATGCAGGCAGGATTCGCCAACACTAACCACAACATTGATAATTTGAAGTTTGCGATGGCAGAGCAGACTAATGCTATCACCGCTAACGCCACGGCAAACACTCAGCGTATCCTGGATAAGCTCTGTGCTAGTGAAACGGCACAGTTGAGGTCTGACCTTCAGGCAGCACAGTTGACTCTTAGCAACGCTGCTCAGACTCAGACTATCATCAGCGCACTCAAGACTACTACCTAATACTAGGGAAATAAAAAAATCTGGCAGCACTTGGACTCAGTTCTGAGAACATTTTGAGAACGGTGCTGTCAGATTTAGTTAGTTTTGACCAGTTTCTGTTAGTCGCTACGCCTACCACAAAAGGCTTAGTTACTAGGGTTTAGGCTAGAGTAGTCATTAGTTCCGATAAGTATAAAACATCACTTTATCACCTGCTGAACCCCTATGAATAAAGGGTTTGTGGGTGATAATTTATTTTTTGAAAACGCCTTTGAGAACGTCACTTATGCTCTTCGTCTAATAGGTCCGCAATGGATTTATCACTATTTCTATATACGTGAGAATATACAGACAATGTAATCTGTGCATTAGCATGGCCTAGTCTTTGCGCCAGGGTAGGCAGTGGTATACTTACGTGCTGTATTAAATGGGAAACGTGACTGTGCCTTAGTCCATGTAACGATAGGTGTGGTAGGTTTGTCTTTTTCTGGTACTTTGTGAAGTGCCATTTCAACAGTGCGTAGGTCGTAATAAAAAACTGGTCTGGTGGATTCTCTCCCAGACTGTCATGCCATTCTTTTAATTCACGCATGACGAATTTGGGCATTGCTATAACTCGGTTAGATGATTCTGATTTCGGTGGAAGGACTCTCCCTGAGTCGTCCATGCTTTTGTCTACGTTGATTGTGTTATGCTCGAAGTCTACGTCTTTAAGCGTGAGTGCTAATAGCTCACCTCTACGCAGGCCAGAGTGGAAGAATAAATTAAAAATGGCGTGGTACATCGGATCATCCACGACCTCCAGGAACTCATTAAACTGATCCAGTTCCCATATCTGTATCCGTTTCCTAATACTGCCTGTAGTGCCAGTTATATCAAATGGATTGGATTTTAACCCATGATATTTAACGGCATAGTTAAGCAGCGAACGGAAAACATTATTAGCGGCCTGGATGGTTGCAGGTGATTTATCCCTGGGTAGGTTGTCTTGCCAGTCGTGTATCATCTTGGGAGTTAGCTTGGTTATCTGCATATGCCCTAACACGTTGCAGATATACAAACGGTAAAGCATATCTTTCTGACGGATGCTGTTAGGCTTAAGTCTTTTCCGCATTGATTCCATCATTTCATTTACTAACTCCTGGACTGTCATGGTAGGCAGCCCTGCCGCCTTTACTTTGAAGTCTCTTTCATACCTGGCAGCCTCACGCTTGGTAGAGAAACCTCTCTTGGTGGTGGTCTTAGACTTACCATTCCAGTCCATATAACGGAAGGTGACGAAGTAGGTTCTTTTTACTTCGTCGTATTTGACGGTCATAAAATTCCCCCTTTATCTCTTTGTACTTAGTTGTTACAATAATAATGCAAATTGTTCATGATTCCATATTTTGGCATTGGATTGCCTCCTTTCTTAAACCCTTTTTATGCCCACCAGTCGTGCTTGCTGGTGGGTCTTTTTTATTTGAACTGGTGAGGATGAAAGTTTAGCATGATAGCTTTTACCTTTTTCTTTCCGCACCAGGTTATATGATTAGAAGTTTTTTCCTTAAGCGGACCACGTATCATTTTACATTGCTCCTTTATTTCTCCGATTGTGATACCAGCGAGTCGATGAGTTGCTGCATTTCCTCTGGTGACATTTCAATAGTCACGGTAACGGTGGCATCGTCCACACTTTCACCTCCTCCTTGGAGAACTATATAAAGGCAGTGCCATTATATCGTATTGACTTAGTCAACCCTAGATGGTTAGACCATCCCCTGGGAAGGACGGTCAGTTGGGGTTATTCGGTTTTTGGTATATTCATCTCAGCAACCATGGTTCCGTTGCCAGTAGGCTTAGCATTCTGGAGTGCGGAAACGAAGTTGGTGAATAATGCTTTAATGACAGCTTCATCAACTTTGTCCGCATCTGGTAAAGAGATATCTCCGTTGGCAGATATGCTAATACGGTCGATGATTGCTAGTGCCTGGGAATTATCCTTACAGAGTAGGCGCAGCAGTTCCCTGGCAGTCGCATCTCTTTTTTCTTGTTCAGATTCACATTTCTTCTGGTCCTTGCTGAATTTACTACCATCACCGACGGTTGGGAAAATATTTTTCTTTATGTCGGTTCTGCCTAAGAGGTAATCGGTAGTTACGTTATAGAGTTGTGCTAGTTCAGAAAGTTTTCTAGTAGGTGCGTTAACTCCTGTTTCATACTGCACATAGGTTGCCCTGCTGACATTAAGCATTTTTGCGACCTCTGCCTGAGACCATTCCTTTTCCATTCTTAATGCTCTTAGCCTCGTTCCTATTGTAGTCATGATACATACCTCCTTTTCTATATTATATGTCACGATTCGCAACATGGGAAGATGTAATCTTTTATGACATTTTTGCAGAAAAAGGTCTTGACACGTCACGGTGAGTGACATATAATAAAGGAGTCGTGAGTCACGATACATGACATTTAGAGTTTCGACATTTGAAATTGCTAAACTATTACAAGAAAGGAGAATAGCTTTGAAAGATACCATCAAAGAACTGAGAAACAAGAAAGGTCTCACTCAAGAGCAGTTGGCATCGGTGCTTGGCATTGCCAGGGTAACCGTTACCTGCTGGGAAAGTGGTCAGAACCGTCCACGCATCGATATGATTCCTGCCCTGGCAAAAGCATTGGGTTGTTCAGCGGATGATTTATTATGCAAAATTGAGTCATGAAACATGACAGGAGGGTACAATATGAACAAATTACAAATTTTTAACAATCCTGAGTTTGGTCAGGTAAGGACACTACTGGTAAACGATGAACCGTATTTTGTCGGCAAGGATGTGGCAGATGCCCTAGGATATGAAGCTAGTAGAAATGCTATTGCTGCCCATGTTGACGATGAAGATAAGCTGACGCACCAAATCAGTGCGGCAGGTCAGATGAGGATGATGACCATCATCAACGAGTCTGGCGTATACTCCCTGGTCTTTGGCAGCAAGCTGGAGTCAGCAAAGAAGTTTAAACGCTGGGTGACTAGTGAGGTTCTTCCTGCAATCCGTAAGACTGGTTCCTACAATATGCCAAACTTCAATAATCCAGCAGAGGCAGCACGTGCCTGGGCAGATGAGTATGAGAAGCGTCTTTCAGCACAGAAGGTCATTGAGTTAAATGCTCCCAAGGTTCAGTTCTATGATGACGTTGCAGGGAGCAAGGACGCCAAGGCAATGGCAGATGTAGCGAAGGTTTTGGATTTCAAAGGCGTAGGCAGAAATAAGTTGTTTGAGATTTTACGCAACAAGAAGATTCTGATGCATGACAATCAGCCTTATCAGCGTTACATCGATGCTGGCTGGTTCAGAGTCATAGAGCAGTCTTATGGCGAACTGGACGAAAAACATATCAGTTTCAAGACGCTGGTATACCAGAAGGGCATTGAGAATATTGCAGACCTTCTCCGTTGCGAAGGATACACACAGAGAAAAGCAGCAGTGTAAAGGAGGTTAACATGAACGATTTCTACATTTCTACTAAGGACTTGGTCGAAGGGTACTTCTTCGGCAGAGATAAAGCCAGAGATATCATCCGTGAGGTTCGTAGGGAGTGGGAGGCTAAAGGATTCTACCTTCCTCATAAGTTTGTAGCACCACGTACCGAGGTATTGAAAAAGTTAGGGGTAGCACAATGATATTCTCACAACTGCGGCAGGAACGCAGAGAGCTTTACCGCAATAGGGAAAAGCTAAAGAAAAAGGATGGCATTGCTTATGAGACAGCAATGCTGATTATCCGCAATGCCCTGGCAATGGGCAAAGGTCACCGAGTTCGTAGGCACTCATCTGTATGGGCTACTGCAAAACATCTCTCAGCCTTGCAGCGTGCTGGTCATATTGATACGGCAATGCGAAAGCTGAAATGGATCCTCTACGGACATCCTAAGTATTTGAAACCTGTTTGGCCTGAGTTGATAAGGGGGTAAGGGAATGAAAGCAAGCACACGCATCATTATGAGTAAGCGTACCTACAGAGCAGACGTAGCTAAGGAAATCCTTGGCGGCATCCTGGAGGTCGCAATCATTTGGGGAATGGTCTACATGATTATTGATGGCCTGTTTCCCAATACACCATTGTAAGAAAGGGAGGTAAACAATGCACCAGGAAAAGATTGCAAGCGTATATCAAAGCACAGACTACGCACGATTCAAGAAGTTGCTTGGCAATAGAGAAATCTCTGAGGCCAGAGTCAATACCATCATGCATTCTATTGAATCCAATGGTTGGATTATGAATCCTATCGTGGTCAATGAGAAGTATGAAATCATCGATGGGCAGGGAAGATATACTGCCCTTCGTAAACTGGGTGAACCTATACAGTACGTGATTCACAACGGTGCCACCATTGAGGATTGCGTAGCGTTGAATCTCAAGCAGAAGAACTGGACTGTTGAGGATTATGCAAGGTCTTACGCATCCCAAGGATATGAAGACTATATCCGGTTGGTGAAGTTCTCAGAGGTTACTAATATCTCAATCCTTTTGGCAGCACATCTGCTCACGGAAAAGATAACCGATAGTTCTATGGTAAGCACCAGGCTTAAGAACAGTGCCTTTACTGTAACCGATGCACGTTGCAGCCGGCTAAGGAATAACGTTGAATTTATTCACCTGGCTATTGAGAAGATAAGTGCCTGCAAAGGACATCGGCTGCGGCTGGCTATACCTTGTCTGCTTTTCTGCTACTTGTGTGACGAGTCAAACAGTAAAAGAGTATACCGCATTGTGGAAGAACAGATGGATTTGATTCCTCCGCTTAACTCCAGTATGGTGTTCCTGGACTCGTTCTCCAGGATTTACAACAAGGGATTGACTAAGGACAAGCAAATTTATTTTGACGCATTGTATAAGATGCGTGGGCTGAAAGGGGAATGGTAACGTGCCTAAACAGTTAATGACAGTAGAAGAAATGAAGGACCGAGCCAAGTGGCTTAAGTACCGCAATCTGGGTATCGGTGGTTCGGACGCTGGCATCATCTGTGGCCTGAGTAAATGGAAGAGTCCGTTTGCTCTATGGATGGAAAAGACTGAGCAGGTTGAAGCGGAGGATCTCAGTGGTAATGAATACATCCACTGGGGTAACGTCCTGGAGGAAGTGGTAGCCAAGGAGTTCTGTGAACGCACAGGCAAGAAGGTGCAGCGCAAAGGACTCATGCAAAGCGACGAGCATCCGTTCATGCTGGCATCCGTTGACCGCATGGTCGTGGGTGAGAATGCTGGTCTTGAGTGCAAGACCGCTAATGGTTTTGCCGAGAAGGATTGGAAGGATGATGAAGTACCTGCCTCTTATTACTGTCAGTGCCAGCACTATATGGCAGTAACCGGATGTGAGAAGTGGTACATTGCCTGCCTGATCGGTGGCAACCATTTTGTATGGAAGGAAATCCCTAGAAACGAGGCCGATATTGAGGCACTGATTGAGGCTGAGACATCCTTCTGGGCCAAGGTTCTAACTAAGACCATGCCTGCGGTGGATGGTAGTGATAGCTGTGCTGCTGCTCTCAGGGAAAGGTTCACTGGTGGCAAACCTGAACCCATAGAGCTTACCGCTGCGGCAGGTCAGAAGATTGCACGTTACTTCTCCTTAAAGGAAACACGTGACAGTCTGCAGGCACAGATGGATGAGATTAAAAACGAACTCTGCTTAGACCTGGGTGACAATGAGTACGGCATCTGTGATGAGTATAAGGTAGCCTGGAGAAGTCAGGCAGGCAAGAAGACTATTGATACCAAGGCACTCCAAAAAGAGATGCCGGAAGTATATGAGAAGTACCTCAAAGTAGGCAAACCCACCAGGGTATTCAAAATTAATTAAAGGAGATTGATAACATGGCAAAAGTAAATGGTGGAATCATTAAGGCAGCAACTGAGAACAAGGTAGCACCGGCACAGCAGACTATGACCGCACTGGTTAAGAGCATGGAGGGGCAGATTGCCAAGGCATTGCCTAGCGTCCTCACCCCTGAACGATTCACTCGCATGGTGCTGACCGCACTTAGTACTACTCCTGCTCTTCAGCGTTGCGAACCCAAGTCCTTCCTTGGTGCCATGATGCAGGCTGCACAGTTGGGTGTGGAACCCAATACTCCTTTGGGTCAGGCATACATCATCCCTTATGGCAATCAGGCACAGTTCCAGCTTGGCGTGAAGGGCCTCTGCGAACTTGCTTACCGTAGTGGTGAGATTACCGACATCCAGACTCATGAGGTCATGAGCAATGATACCTTTGAATATGAGCTGGGCCTCACCCCTAAATTGAAACATATTCCGGCCTTAAAAGACCGTGGTGAGGTCATTCTCTATTATGCTGTATTCCATACCAAGTCTGGTGGTTATGGGTTTGAGGTTATGTCTGTAGAAGACATCAAAAGGCATCGTGACAAGTTCTCCAAGGCAGCCAAGGGTGGGTTCTCTCCCTGGACTAGCAACTTTGATGAGATGGCAAAGAAGACTGTCGTTAAGAAAGTCCTCAAGTATGCTCCCATCAAGACTGAGTTTATGCGTGGTATGGCTGCCGATGAAACTGTCAAGTCTACTATCTCTGAGGACATGGTTGACCTCCAGGATGAAACCGTCATTGATGTTACTCCTGAGAATGTGAATAAGACTACTGGTGAGATTGAGGAAGAGATTCCGTTTGAAGGGAGTCTTGAGTCATGACCCTGTTGGATATCCTCAAGAAACACGCAAGCAATGATAAGCTGGGGTACTACAAACTGATTACCGAGTTAGACGATAACGACCTGACGTATATCCGGGCAGATGGTTGGTCCTTGGATATGTTTGACACCTATTCCGTAGGTGAGGTAATGAAGCTGGATACCAGGGATTATCCTGCTGAATACATGGTAAGCGATCAGTGGCAGCGGATCACAGAGAAGCAGGCTAAGAAACTGATGGAGCTGCAGAATGAGAGACGCATAAAGCATTTCTTTGAGAAGTAATGAGTGTGGCATGGGCCTGGAAACAGGCCCTTTGATTGGAGGTGAGTATATGGAAGATAAACTTATCGAAACTGCAAGGCACATGAAATCGTTGATTTCCCAGGAGTTACTAATTCCAGAAAATAGCGTACTGATAACAGAAAAAAGAGTTAACAGATATAACGCACTGGTAGATAAGTACGGTCAAGAGATTGTGGAGATGGCCTTGAAGGATGCTATCGAGCATTACATAGACGAAGAAGATACACCATGCAGGATAGTTACCAGGGCGTTGGCTTCTTTAGATAATTTCTGTATGAATAATATGCTCAACGGTAAGCTGAAAGGTCTCTCTTACATAGTAACACTATTATATAGGAAGTTTTCCTTCACAGTTGATAAGGATCTAGCGTCCAAATTGTTACAGGTTTCTGTTAAGCATGGGGCCGACATTGAGTTTCTTAAGGAGACCGTTGACGATGCGGAGAGTTTTCTTGAATGGGGTAGAACAATCCTGGATATAGCCACGGAGTGTAAGGGGGCTGAGAGAATTGCGGCAAATCGGAGTGAGTAATTATTCGTTTAGCGTTGGGCTGGCAATGCTGGCAGGACAAGAAAAGGCCCTGATTCTTTCAGATATCTGTTATTGGGTTAATGAACTTAGGTATAAAAAGGATTATCAGCATGACGGTAGAGTATGGACGTATTACTCCAGCAGAGAACTTCATGAGAAGTATCCGTTCTGGTCTCAGCAGAAAATAAAAAATATGCTCAAGCAGATGGTAAACGATGGACTTCTCCACGTTGGGGTATATAACAAAATCAAATATGACCAGACTAGATGGTATTCTCCATCTGACGAAGTAATCAAAGCATACAATTCCGTTGTTTATTTAGGTACCGTTGATTGTACAGAATTGAACATTCAAAAGGATGATTCTGTACAGACGATACCTGATTCCATCTCGGATTCCTTCTCTCATACATATGCTCAGGTAGCAGAAGAACAAAAAGAGTATGAGATATCTTTTGAAAAGTTCTGGTCAGAATATCCAAGGAAGGTAAACAAAGGTAAGACAAGGGGTATATGGAAGAAAATAAATCCTAACGCTGAACTGTTAGAGAAAATCCTTAACTCTTTGAGAGCATACAAAAAGACTGACCAGTGGACTAAGGATGGTGGTCAATACATTCCTTATCCTACAACCTGGTTGAACGGTGGACGTTGGGAGGATGAGTTAACTGTTTCTAATACTTCTTCTTCTCCTGACCAACCAGAACCTTCTAACCCCTGGGTTAACCCACAACCTACGGATGAGTCATTCCTGAATGAACTACGGAAACAGAGTGAGGCAGATTTAGATGGCGAATAAATTCTCAGACCTGGTAGATATTACCGCAGAGGAGAACCTCCTCTCTGCCATCTTCGTGAAGAACGAGGTTCTGGCAGACGTAAAGGTTTGTGAGCAGGATTTTGCCAGGGCTAGTAATGCGGTCATTTTTAAGACCATGAAAGAAATGTACTCAGAGAATGTAGCTATTGATGCTGTAACAGTGGTTAATAGGCTAAACGATACTGGGCGTATGGAAAGTGCTGGTGGCATAGAGCAGGTAACTAAAATCCTGATGTTGGTTCCTACAGCAGCAGGCTTGCCGCAATACCAGGAGATAATACGAAACTTCTCCCAGCGCAGGCAGATACACCGCATCTGTAGGGACGTTGCTGGTGAGGCTATTGATGGCAACAAAGAGATTACTGAGATAATCAATGGGGCCATGGTTAAGTTTAACGGCATTGGTATATCGGAGGAATCAGCGGATACCACCTTTGTTAGTGGCAAGGATATTATGATTGCTACCTATGATTCCATCTATGACCCACAAAGGACTGGCATTAAGACAGGATTCCGTGACCTGGATACCAAGTTGTCCTATGGTATGAGGCCTGGTGAACTGATCGTGTTAGCAGGCAGGCCTTCTATGGGTAAGACAGCTTTGGCCTTGAACATCGTTACCAATGTGTTGAGACAGGGAAAGAAGGTATTAATCTTTTCGCTGGAAACAGGGGTTGAATCAGTTGGCACCAGACTAATACAGTCGTTAGCTAACATCTCGCAGCAAGAGATAGTTGATATTAATAGTAACGACAAAGCCGGTGACCGACTAATTAAGGCAGCAAACTGGTTTACCAAGCATGAGAAAGACCTGATGGTAAACACATCTGGATACCATACAGTAGATACCATAAAGGCACTTTGCCGCAGGGCAAGGTTAAAGAATGGATTAGATATGGTCGTCATTGACCATGCCCAGCTAATTAGTGCGGTGGGATTCAAGAACAACCGAGTGGCTGAGATGAGTTACATATCCAGAATGCTAAAGACTATGGCAAAGGAACTTGATGTACCCATCTTCTTACTTAGTCAGCTTAACCGTAGCGTAGAATCCAGGGAGGATAAGAGGCCACGCATGAGTGACCTACGTGAGTCAGGCAGCATAGAGCAGGATGCGGATGTTATCATGCTCATCTACCGAGATGCCTACTATCATCCAGAGGATAACAGTAATACGGTTGAAGTCAACGTGGCAAAGCAGAAGGATGGTGCCACAGGTACCGTACCTTTGAGGTATGCCAAGGAGTTTATGAGGTTCAGTGATGCTCCGATTGAGGATACTTTTGGTAAGACAGTAAAGGACAAGGAGGTGCCAATGTGAGATTCAGGAGCATCCATGGTTACTTCGCTAGTGAACCAGATATACCGTATGAGGATGAGGAAAAGGCCAGGAATAACCAGCAGATTCATGAACTAAGGCTAGATAATCCTATGTACCTGGGAGACCGTCAGAAGAATTATGAGGCTGAGTTAGAGTCTTTGAGGGTATCGTTGTTGATCCAGATTACGGATGGCAGCGGTAACGTGCGGCAGGTAATAGACCAGGACGTACAGCGAAAGATAGACAAGCTGAACGACGCATACGAGCAAGAAAACAGGCAGATAGAAAAAGATAGGGCAAAGCGTAAAGGGGGAGCCAGGTATGGCAGAAGAAGCACATAAGTCCAGGGCAGAGCGCAGACGTGAGGAAAAGGCAAAGCGCAAGCTAGGCAATCAGTTAAACAAAGAGTTCAAAGGTTATACCCAGGAGCAAATAGACAGATTCTTTGAGGCAAGCTGTAATATCGACGCTATCGTAGATGAGCGAATCAAAGCATTTGCTGCTGACTGCACCGAGCGAATGAAAGCGCATGAGCAGGATTGCTACGTTAGGTATAACAAGCAGTTCCAGGATAAGGTTAGACAAATCCAGGACGAAGAGCGCAGAGGTTACGACAAGCGTATGCGTAGGCCCAAGCTGGAGATTAAGCGTGAGGTTAAGGGTGAGCTAATGGCAATGACCTTCTGGGTGCTGCGTGACTACTTCGATTTTACGCCAGAGGATTTGCATAAGTTTAACCACCAGATGATTAGACTGGACGCCTCCATGAAGGAGCCAGAAAAGCTGGGCTGCATAACCGTGGACCATCTGATCACCCAGATGAAAAAAGAAGGGTTCGACCTCCTGGATGACACTACCCTGGTTGATGAAATGGTTGAGGCTGAAATGGCAAACTACCTTAGACCTGAAGCACCCCAGAAGGGAACCGTCTTTAATGTATGGCATGAGGACGAGGATGAGAGACTAAAGCGTTTAATCCTGGAACAGCATAGGGATTACCCAGAGATATCCCTGGTACTGGGCAGAACGGTCAAGGCTTGCCAGGGCAGGGTAAGAAAGTTATTTGGCACCCAGGTATTGGATAAGGTTCGTGGGGTGAGAGCATGACAGACTGGCAGAGAATTAAGGGTATGCAGAAGTGTACTAGATGTAACCAGGTTAAACCAGTTGACCAGTTCGAGATCAGCAAGGTCCGTAAGTATACACGTGAGGACGGTAAGGAAATTACCCAGAACTTCAGACGTAGGACGTGTATTGAATGCTCTGGTTCTCCTGATGGTATCCGTTATACCTGTCGGTCATGCGGCAGGCTGCTGCCAGTTGACCAGTTCGATAAGGTTAAACGTCGGTCCATGCGAAAGACCAGTGATACGCCACGTCTAGACTATTGCTGGTGCTGCAAGAAATGCACTGAGACCACTAGGCAGGCAGAGATACGCAGAAAGGAACGTTTAAAGGCTGAACGTGCGCAGCCAGGTTATATTCCTCCTTCGCAAAAGAAAGCACTCAAGCGTGAGCAGCGTGAGGCCAGGTTGGATGCCAAAATGTATGAGGCTGAGCGCAGAGGTATTAGCTACGGACAACTGCAGGCCATGAAACGAAGGGAAGAGATGAAACTTGCTGCCAAGTATAAAGCCTTGCAAGATATGCCGTAAATCATTTCAGCCACGTTCTAATGCAAATACGATATGCCCTGGGTGTACTAAGGTTCCCCAGCCACGGCAGCGTATGGGGTTGACCTATGGAGAGAAGTGTAAGGCAGTTAGGTTGATTATGTTGATAGACGATTTCATAAAAACGTATCCGCATCTGGTGCCTAATATAAAGCTATTAGACTTGAGAGATGCTTGGAGTGTATTTGATGGGAAGAAGTTGATTGTGATTGATTAAGCAAGGCTATATATGCCGGTACTGTGGTGAGGTTAAACCGATAGAGGCATACAAGACCTGGATGTTTGGGCCAGTTTTTTCTGAGAGTAAAAACATCGGTCGTGCAGCGTTCTGCCTAGAATGTCAGGCCAAAAGAAAGAAGGTTAAGGATGAGAAGATGGAAAGTAACTAGTTCACTAATACTTCATCCGCATGGTCTAGGGGATATTATTATCTACCTTAAACCAGGGCAGATATGGGAGTTGATATCTGAGGGACCTAATGAGGTACGGATCAGTAGAGATTGCGTAGAGGTTGATATCTTTCGTGGTAGTTTTGAGAAACATTTTGAACCGGTGGTGAAGGAGGTTTAATTATGGCAAAGGATTATTATGCTCTGGGAAATGGTGTACAGCTTTGGGATATTATTCCAGCAGATGAGCTTCTTGTCTTTGCGAAGTGGTGCTGTGTTAAGTATCTGATTCGTCAGGGCAAGAAGTCTCAGGATGCCATCTCTGACCTGAAAAAGGTGAAGGACTATGTGGATATCATGATTGACCTGGTTGAAAAGGAAAGCACCGTCAAAGAACCTGCCGCATCTAAACTGTATGAGGTGGTTGTAACATATACCGATAACACCAGGGAAACGCTAATGGTTACTGCTGATAATTACCTGGATGCCACGGTTGAGGCTGAGACCTGGGCCGACCATAAGAAGGTTGTAGAGCAGATTGATATCATCGGTGAGGTCCAGCGCAGGCAGGTTAAGAGGTATACCAGATGACCAGAGACGAAATAACAGTTGCTGCCTTTGCCCTTCGGTATACCTTTGGTAGACAGACCTATGCATTTGGTCTGGTTACTGAGTACATCAGGCAGCATATCAAAGAGTTTGAGAAGTATGACCTGGAGAAAATGGCAGAGGAAACTAGGGAGGCCATTATGTGGCATCAGGAACTGCCCTACTGGGAGCAGCAGCAATATCTTAGCTTTGCTGAGGAGTTAATGGGGGAGGCTGAGAAACGTGTATCTTGATTACTTTACTATCGGTATGTGCGTGATGTCACTACTTATTGGCATGATGGGCCAGCTTACTATAGACCTTCTGGTATCTAAGCACTATGAGAAAGAGATGGCAGAACGCTGTGCCGGTTGCCCCAAGAATCCAGTAGAAGGGGGTGAGGAATAATGGATGGTATTGCTAAGAACAAGGTGCGTTCCTGGAAATGCAGGTCGGCATCCTGGGATATATCTTTCTGCTCTAGTGATTGCAAGGACGCTGAGTGCGACCGCAATCATGCTAGTAAGCTGTATCAGGATATGATTAAGGATGCTGACTATCTGCATAGTGAATGCGACTTTAGTAAGTCCTGTGATGATTACAAACAGTTGATGGGGGTGAAGGAATGACGACGGAAGTAATGATTATTATGGGGTTGTCGGTCATGCTGATTGCCGAAACAGTATTCATTTATATCGTAAAGTTTACGTGAGGTGCTGATGGAAACGTACAAACATTATGTCAGACAACAACTCCCGGAACGTGACCGGCTGGAGCAGTTAGCTGAAGAGTGTGCGGAGTTATCCCAGGCAGCACTGAAGTTAATCCGTGCCAGAGGGTATAGCAAAAGCTATACACCACGCACCGAGGCTGAAGCTATGGCTAATTTTATGGAGGAAGTTGTGGATGTTATCATTGCGATGGAGGCCACCCTTCCGGTTGAATATAAGTTTTTTATCCCCATGGAGCCGATGCAGTATAAATTAAAATGGCAGCGATGGGCAGCCAGATTAAAGGAGCAAGAGCATGAAACTGAAACTGATTAACCATACCCCTAACCCAGACCTGACGGTGTACCAGGCAGCACGCTGCTGTTATATGGCTGGAGATGTTACCAAGACACCTAGAGCAGAGTCTGAGCAGGTCCAGAAGTTTATTGATAACCTGGTTACTAGTGGGCATGAATCACCCCTGGAGCATTGCAGCTTTACCTTTGCGGTTAGTGGTGTATCCAGAGTAGTGACTCATGAGTTAGTGCGGCACAGGATCGCAAGCTATAGCCAGCAGTCACAACGCTATGTAAATTATAGTGAAAAAGATATTGAAGGGGATATGTATATACCCCTGGATATTAGAGAGTCTCCAGCGGCCTCTGAGACGTATAAATACGCCCTTCATAGATGTGTGACTGCTTATAACAAGCTAATAGAGTTAGGGATTAAACCCCAGGACGCACGCTATATTTTACCGAATGCGGCACCAGCCCAGATAGTTTATACCATGAATGCCAGGACGCTGCTTAACTTCTTTAAATTGCGTTGCTGCCGCAGAGCGCAGCCTGAAATGATAGAGTTAGCTAGTCTGATGTTAATGGCAGTAAAGAAGGTGGCCCCTGCTATCTTTAAAAAGGCTGGCCCACCATGCTGGAGACTGGAACCATGTGGTGAAGTGCATAAACCTGATGAGTGTAAAAAGATGTATCATGAAACGGAGGATAAATAATTATGAATAAGGTAATTGAAAGCGGACGCATTGTAAAGGATATCGAATTGAAACGCACTGCATCTGGCAAGGCAGTTGTGCAGTTTGCCCTGGCAGTTGACAGAGGTATTTCTAAGAATAAGCAGGTCGAAGGGCAGCCCACTGCAGACTTCTTCGATTGTGTGGCCTGGAATACTAATGCGGAGTTTGCTGCTAAGTATCTTTCCAAGGGCAGCAAGGTCCTGGTCGAAGGTCATCTATCAGCACGCACCTATAAAGACCAGCAGGGCCAGAATCGCAAGGTTGTAGAAATTGTAGTTGATCGCTTTGAGTTCCTGGAGTCTAAACGCCAGCAGTCAGCAGCACCTGCCCAGGGAAATAACTTTGGTGGTGGTTTTGGTCAGCAGGCTAATGATATCCCAGAGGACTTCTTTTAATAATCCTGGGAGGTAGCCAATGGACAAGTACAGACTGAACCTGCTGCACCAGCAGATAAATCATGCTTGCACAATGCTTAACGAAAAGGATTATAACAAAGCTGAAGCAATCATCATGGCCCTGGCAACGGAGGAGCGCATGATGAAAGCGGAGGAAAAGAAGCACAACGGATGGAGGCGAAAGCGCAGCTATGGATTTAAAAATCGTCGTACCAGGGGAACCAGTAGCCCAGGGCAGGCCAAGATTTACTAAGCTGGGTAACTTTGTCCAGGCGTATACGCCTAAGAAAACAAAGGACTACCACCGTATTGTAGCTATGGCAGCCCAGGACGCTATGCAGGGCCATGAACCACTGGATGCGGCTTTAGATGTGGCAATGATTATCTATAGGGGTATTCCTAAATCATGGTCCAAGGTTAAGAAGCAGGACGCCCTGGATGGACTCATCCTGCCAGCAGTAAAACCAGATGTGGATAATTTTATTAAAGCAGTTCTTGACGGTTTATCCTATGGTCAGGTCTGGACCGATGACTCTTTAGTAGTCAGGGTAAAAGCTGAAAAGAAATACTCAGATAATCCCAGGGTTGAGATTGTAATAAGGGAGGTATTCTAGTTGACTCTAAAAGAGCAGCGAAAGCTGGCACTAAAGTATATAGACTGGATACTATCCCACTGGCAAGATATCAAACAAGCTGTAATAGCTGCACGCCTGGACCGTAATACTACCGTCGATGAAAATATAGGTGGTGGTCGTAGTTCTATTACATCTGACCCGACTGCACGTGACGCCATGATAAGCGTTATGCCAGTTAAGAACGTTGTATTATTGACTGGTGACGAGGTCCAGCAGCCAGAGACCTGGCTGGAGATACTCGAAAAGGTATTGCAGCAGTGTGAAGCTAAGGAAAAGGAAGTCCTGGAGGAGCATTACCTGAATCATCACAACGTAACTACTACCAGTGTAATGGTCGGTATGTCCAGAGCGACGTGCTTTAATACGGTTAATAAGATTAAACGCATGGCGTTTGAACTGGCCCTACAAAAGAATATAATCATGCTGTTATAGGCAAACAAAAAGACCAGAGTTTTTAGCTCTGGTCTTTCCTATTATGCGAGGTCTTTAGTTTTGAGGTAATGCGCAATCAATCTGAATACGTATGGTGGGCATTTAGCATTGCCAAGTTCCCAGTCTTGCAATGTGCGGTATGGAATCTCTAACATTTCACAAAGTTCTTTGCGGCTGAGACCGTACTGCTGCCGCAGTTCCAGGATTTCTTTCATTGGTTTTTCTCTCCTCCTCCATGGTGCCGCCCACCAGAGCAGCACCGTTAATCAATTATAGCTTGTTATTATTTCCTGGTCAATTATCTATCAGCCCAGAATGTATTAGCAGTGACCTTTGACAGACCGTACCTCTTAAGGTAAGTCTTAATTCTTTTCTGAAATAATCTCCGCTGGTACCAGAGGCCCTTCACGATCAGCATTGCATCGTCATCGCTCAGCTTGCGGTCTCCGTAATAGTACTTATCCTCCCAGTCGTTATATTCTGTATAGGATAATACTTTTTCGCTGCCTCTACTGTAATACGGATGGACATACACACCAGCATTTACGATATGCAGGTACTTCATTGTACGCTTAATGAGTCTGTCTATCTGGGCCAGATTGCTGTTAATGAAAGTTCTTTCGTTATTCATAACCTGCTCAGCCAGGGAAAGCGCATCCTCCATAGACCTGTAAATGCCTTCGCCATACCAGAACTGGGTCCGAATAGAAAGTCTCTCCAGGGGTACATATTCGCCTGTGCTTAGCTTGACTACTACTTCGGTCCGCTTGTTGTGATAATTCTTGTCGTCGTCCTCCAGTGCTGCGAGATACTCAGCCTTAATTGCTTTCTGTGCTTTAGTGTTAAACATTGTTTACTCCTCCTTGCGTATTGCTATGCTTATCTTACCTGTTTACCCAAACGTCAGCGGTAAAATTAGAGTGGATCACCGACGGCACATCGTCGTATTCTGCTGGGCTAATGCGGATAGAATTATTACCCAGGTTTTCAATATCGCAGCACTGGAATACAGCTTCGTTGCAGATGTCCTCCATTGCCAGGTTGATAGCTTCGGATGCATTGTCGGCCTCCTCGATAAAGGACTGCGTCCATACGTCCTTCGTGCCAGTCTCCTCAGTTGTAGTAAACTTTACTTCATAAAACATTGTTAGTCCTCCTCTATGCTTTAAAATTTCTGTTGGGAACCAGAACCTTTTTAATTTCGTACCTGATGCCGTTGTAGGATACTGCGTCATTAAACTTAAAACCGAGATAATCGAAAACGTCCTTTTTTCTGTTAAACTTCTGCACAGGTTCAGCCGTATGGTAAAGTCTAATCCTGGCCTCCAGACTGGAAAAATACTCTTCATCGTTGTACTCATACAGATAATATTTTGCGGTATATCCCTTCATTGTTAGCCCTCCTTATGCTCTGATTCCCACTGCTTTTCATATCTATCCATACTGGCGTCACGTATATTAAATGCTGTCTTGTATGCATCTGTAGTTGTAAGTTCTGGGTAAAGCATTTCGTATGCCTTAACCAGAGATTCTACGTATGCGTTTAATACGTTTGTGGCCTCGGATAAGTTTACCCTGGGTACGTTATGCTTTGCCAATACTACGGTATGCGTTGCGAACCGCACGTTGCGCTCCATTTCGTTGAGTAGTTCTGATTGTTTAATAGTCATTGTTTAGCCTCCTTAAAGCACATGAAAGTTAAAGCATACAAAAGGTTCATCGCCTGAGTTTTTATCAGGAATAATTCTTATCATGCCATCGTCGATAACGACTGCCTGGTGGCCTTCAGCATGAGCAGCAGCGCAAATAATATCCTGGGCCATGCTGATTGCCTCCTCTGGGCTGCTGGCCTCGATACAATCTCCGATGCAATCATAATCATGCTGCGCCTGCTTACAGTCAATTTGAATGCTGTTAAATACTTCATAGCTGGTCATTGCTTTTGCCTCCTTTATACAACGGTAAAGATAAATTCTACGTGGTTAACAATCGGATAAGGTCTTACGCAATCGTCGTTAAATTCCTTCCACATCTGGAATCCATAAGAATACTGACCGTCGAAGGTCTCCGCATCGTCCTCAATAAAAGAGGTGCGGCACAACTCAATAGTATTTTCGATTGATTCCTGACCGTAAATCTTGTAAAGGTGGTTAATGGTGGTCTTGCGACCGTCAATTCTGTAAGTTACTTCGTAGTTCATGGTTATTGCCTCCTTTATTTTTGCGCCTCCTGGACTTGTGACCAGGTATTAGCCGCATTACCAGAGGACCCGAAGGTCCTCCGTCACTCTGCGTTCGCTTATGCATTTGCCCACCAGAGCGCCTTATGCCCTTCATGTATCACGTAAAGACTTGCTGCGTCGTGACGGTCGAGTTCATCGGCTGCCAGGTGAAAATCTCCCAGGGGATAATCCAGCGTTATTTCCTCATCGTCCTGCCAGAATACCAGACGGTAGCAGTTGTTTTTATCGGTGAAATTGTTGTTCATGGTTAAAATCTCCTTTCTTTTAATGGAAGTGTGCGTTTATCCAGATTTCCGTAATTAAGGAGCGCATCTTTGTTGCGCTGGAGCAGCGAGCTATAACGACAGTTTCGTACTTGCTGGCTTTAAGACCAACGCTATACGTTCCGTCCTCATACCCGATGACCTGAAGCTCGTACCCATCATCCCTGTTAGTGTTAATTTCGTTAATTTTTTCGTACATAGTCATTGTTAAAATCTCCTCTCAATTTCAGCCGCTGCCACACCAGGAGCAGCGGAATAATTAGCATAGTTGTTAGGTTAATCGGCATCGTTGGCCTCCTTTACTGCTCGTCGTATTCGAGGTCCTCAACTTCGAGGTAGTCGTAGTATTCGGGGTCGTCGTCGTTGCGGAAGGGGTTGTTTACCCACTGCCGTAGAAGATCTTCATTAGGTGCTGTCATGTTATTCCTCCTTCTGTTGTATACGGATTACGTATTTGATGATTCAGATTATATACGATATCCGTATAACCGTCAATAGGTTTTTTGCAAAAAATAAAAATTTTTCAAAAGTCTAAGACTTTTCCCAGGGTAAACCGTGGTAAAATGATAGCATGAAAGAGCAGCCGCAAAGGGTACGAAATAACCTTCAGGTTATTGAGTATATATATTGATAGAAATAGCTTAATGCGCTATAGCATTAAGCGTTTTTTATTTACTAGACTGCTAAGCTATAGAAATAGTTACAGCATAGGAGGTGAGCAAGCATGAACGGTGGTAAGAAATATACTAGGGGTAAAGCTAAGGGATTAACCAGAAAGCAGAAGAAGTTTGCAGATGAGTATATAATTTCTGGTAATGCTACTCAGGCTGCTAAAAATGCTGGGTATAGTAAATCTAGTGCTTACCAGTTAGGACATGATACCTTGAAGAAGATTGAGGTAAAAGAATATATTAAGCAAACTATAGAGACAGTAGACCAGGGTAGAATATTACAGCGTGACGATATTTTAAAACTGCTAACACAGATTGCGACAGGGATTAATCAGCCTTCTGGTATGCCTAGCGTCGATAACCAGCTCACAGCGATGGACAAGCTCAGCAAGATCCACGGCATATACCTGGATAGGCAGCAGGTTGATATCTCCGGAGCTATGCCGATTGTGATAAAAGACGACTTCGAGGATTAACACTCTAGATATAATATATAATCAAAAGTGTTAACATAGTCTCCTGATAATATACAGATGGTATAAAAATTAGTTCCGATAAAGATAGATTCTCGGAACTAATGCAGCCTGTATAAAATGCTATAGCCGCTGAAGTACTGTAAATACTGCATTCCTGGAGATTTACAGCAGGTAAAACACTTGCAGCAATGTCCATGGACAGCAGTGCAGGGCTTGAAAATTAGCCCTGGGGAAAGATTTTAGCATGACTGCAGCAACTGGTCCGAAGGGGTTAAAACGCTTGCACACTCTCAGCGGACAGGCGCAACGGTTCCAGTCTCCAGGCTGCGGCTGGCGGCCCTGGCTCCGCTGCTCTGGTGGTGCTGCTGGTCCGAAGGTCGCTGCCCTGGCGTGGTGGATCCTGGCCCTGGAAAAAGCTACGAGAGGGGCGAAGGGGGTATGGCCTTAAAACAACCCACCCCCCTGAATTGCGATATACCCATCTCCAAGTCGGCACCCCAAAATCCAAAAAACAGAACAAGCTATAGAACAGTATATACTCTTATATAATATATTGTTATCTATATCAACTAATCTTACATAAATTCTTACATAACCCTTACATAAAATATTTTCATATGAAAGTTATGTAAGCTATAGTCAGCTTGATATATAACCTTATACAACCATGACTCTTATCCATAGCAGATATTATCTGGGGTTTTTCCATCTCCTTCCCCTCAGATAGTATCTGCTCTTTGTTTGTACTGAACACTTTTACGGATTTAAGCAAAAGTGTTCACTAGAGACAAAAGGGAAAAGCTAAATTCCAGATTTGATTTTTGGGATTTCTGAAAATGGAAAATATAGCCTGACTAGTGAATAGCTACACGAAAAGAAGGTTTTATCCTCTACCTCTAATTCCTTCCTGTCAGGCTTTAATAAAATAGGGTAGAGTGAAAGTAGAGGTATATATGAACATCGAAAAGGTAAACTACAATGAGCAGAGAGTAATTACCAGCAAGCAGTTAGCTAATCTCTATGGTTGTGATGTCCAGCGTATTCTCCAGAACTTTAACAATAACAAGGGAAAATTTGTTGAAGGTCGACATTATTTCAAACTATCAGGGGATGCTTTAAAAGAGTTTAAGGCTACGGTTGGTTCTTCGATTCAATCGACAGACCTTAAGTTTGTATCCGTTCTTATTCTTTGGACTAAGCGTGGCGCATCACGGCATTGCAAGTCTGTTGACACGGAGCAGGCATGGGAGGTCTTTGAGGAACTGGAAGAAACCTACTTTGCTGTTCAGGAAGGGCGCATTGCTTCTGCTGATAGTAGGCAGATTGTAATGCCTAACTTTAGTGACCCTGTTGCAGCAGCCAGAGCATGGGCAGACCAGTATGAGGCCAAGCGTTTAGCCGAGGCCAAGGTTGACTGTTTGCAGATTGAGTTAGACCAGAGCAAGGAGTATTACTCCATCAAGCGTGTTGCTGAGACTAACCATGTATTCTGGAAGATGTTTGACTGGCGTACTCTTAAGCGTATCTCTGCTGAGATTGGTACTGCCGTGAAGAAGATTTTCGATGCCAACTATGGTGAGGTTAACGTCTACCATGCAGATGCCTGGAAAAGAGCATATCCTGATGCAAAACTGTGAGGTAGATTATGCCTAAAGAAAAAAAGGTCCTCTCCCTCAAAGAAATAGTTGGTTCAGGGTATGATGAATTTTTCAAGAGCAAGCTGCGTTATGTGGTCTGCAAAGGCAGTCGTGCCTCCAAGAAGTCTACTACTGCTGCTCTTAAGATAATCACTAAGATGATGCAGTACCCACAGGCTAATACCCTTGTTGTTCGCCAGGTAGCAGCAACGCTTAAGGATTCCTGCTATGCTCAGTTACAATGGGCAATTGAGCGGTTGGGGGTATCAAAGTTCTGGAAATCAAGAGTATCACCCCTTGAGCTGGAATATACACCGACCGGCCAGAAGATACTCTTCCGTGGCTGCGATGATGGCATGAAGATTACCTCCATCACTGTTAAGACTGGTGTATTATGCTGGGCATGGTTGGAAGAGGCATATGAGGTCCAGGAGGATACATTTAACCGAGTAGATGAGTCATTGCGTGGTCAGTTGCCAGAAGGGTATTACATTCAGTGGCTGATTACATTTAACCCCTGGTCGGCTGATTCTTGGCTTAAAGCCAGGTTCTTTGATATGAAGCATGATAACGTGCTTGCCTTAACCACTAACTACAAATGTAATGAATGGTTATCTGATTCTGATATTGCCATGTTTGAGGAAATGCGTAAGACAGACCCTACACGTTATCGTGTGGCTGGTCTGGGAGAATGGGGCATTGAAGGCGGTGCTTTCTTTACTCAGTTTGAACCTGCTGTTCATGTGGTGGAACCTTTTGAGATTCCAGACCATTGGGTGAAGATACGTGGTATGGACTGGGGTTCATTCCATCCTTACGCAGTTCTTTGGGCTGCCATCGATTACGATGGCAATATGTACATCTATAGAGAGTTATACGGATGTTCAGGCAAGCCGAATCACGGTACAGGTGAAACAGCAAGAGAGGTTGGCATCCGTATAGCTGAATTGGAAACAAAAGCAGAAGATATTAACTATGCGGTATTAGATTCAGCTTGCTGGGCAAGGACTGGTGTTACTGGTCCGTGTATCGCAGAGGAAATAAATATGACTCTTTATGAGTCAGGACTCCAGACATTTGGTAAATGCTCCAAGGGTCGTGTTGAAGCAGCGAATGCTATTAAGCAGCGTTTGATTGGTAATGAGGATAAGGACGGTAATAGGAAACCTGCCTTGTATATCTTCAGTTGTTGTCATGATTTAATCAGATGTCTGCCGCAGCTATCGCATGATAAGAGGAATCCTGAGACGTATGACACTGGCGGTGAGGACCATAACGTAGACGCCTTAGCTTATATTTGCCTGTCACGTCCTTGGAGTCCTATTCATGCCAAAGAAGATAGGGAGCCTCGCAGAAGGTACACTAAGAGAGAAGAAGAAACTTCCGTATGGATTTACTAAGGAGGTTTAGATATTGGATTT